TGAATCGATCGCAAGCTTCTTTTGCGTCATTAGGTAGGTTGTCATAAGACTTCTTACCAGATGATGTACCTCCCCTAACGTTACCAGTAGAATCTACTGCACTACCCTTAGCTTTATTGCCTAGGACTTTTTGAGGGAAATACTCCACAATTTTATCATCAAGCTTGTCTAAAAAAGCACGACCAGTAAGGTGAGGGAATTGTTTGCGTACGGATGTTCCAATGCCATTTGCTATGTCAGTCATTTCAATGTCAGTACCAAACCATTGATTACGACCTAACCAGCTTTGTAACTCTGGGTCATCAGGTACACTTACTTGAGCTTCAGTTTTAGCTTCTTCAGGTTTCTTTGCAGCTTCCTGTTTAGCTTCTTTCTGAGCTTCTTTTAAATCGTCAATTTGATCGTCAAGATCGACTACCAAATCTCCGTTCCCTTCTGCAATTGCTTCACGTTTTTTACTCTTTAAGCTAGCAATTTGAATTTCATATTCTGCTGACTTACGTTCAAATGATTCTTTTTGGAACTTCTTGAACTCTTCAACGGATGCTTTTATGCTGTCAATTTCTTTAGCACTTGCGTCCAATTTCTTCATAAGTAATTCATTATTCTTACGGAGAATAGGATTAATCTCTTTACCACGCTTAACAAATACTTCTGCATCTACCCATTCAGAATCAGAACCTCTAAACTCTTCTTTAGGAACCCAACCAAATAGGCGGGCTTCTTTTTCAGTTTGTGGATCTAACTGTTGGACTTCTTGATCAGTACTTGTTTCTTGTTGCTCTACTTGTTTTTCTTCTGACATTTGTTTTCCTTTAGTCGACTATTGCTACAACATCTAAATCATTTATGATTCGGTATTCTTTGCCATCGTCACCCTGATAAATTAAACCAGAATACTTACCAAAGATTACATGATCGCCTTCGTTTGCCCAGGGGCTTGGTTGGTCTAACCATGCAGTATTGCCTAATTCGACAATAGTACCTTTTAGCTGTGCTAGTCTTTCTCTATCTCGATTTTCACCTACTGACAAAATAATACCGCTTTGTGTTACTTCTTCCACTGGATCTGGTAGTATTAAAACTCTGTGACCCTTTGGATGGATTCCACTAGTATTTATCATTTTCTTTTATCCCTTCTACTAAGTCTTCATAAGTAATACCTAGAATACTTAATACTGCACTACATCTACCTTTTACTTCTTCTGCGTGTTCCACGTTACCGCGGACTAGCATTTCCTTCAGATATTCCCTATCATTGCGCAGGGATTTCATTAGGGCCTTGGTTACTGGATTCTCCACCCAGTCCAAGAACTCTTGTTGCGTTAGTATCATACTTTACCTCTCCCTCAGTTGCTTTCATCATTGTCTCAATAGACTTAAGAATGCCATCTTGATGGGCTTTAGCTGCTCCTATTTGAGCATCTAGCATAGCAATGTCTTGACCTGTCTTAACACCACCTGCTTCCTCAATAGCTTTAACAGCTTCTGCTTCCATTTTAGCAATCTTAGCTTTATTTAACTCGGCTTCTACCTGTAATTTAGCCATACCAAGTTTAAATTTAGTTTCAATAGAAAGTTTACGTTCTTCTGCTTTCATTTGTTCAACTTGAATCTTAACATCAGGTTGTGGTTGAACTGCATTAGGACCTTGTGGATCTGGTAAAACTTCCTCAATATTTGGTACTTTAAGAGCTTCAAGGTAACGTTTCATTACGTTATGTACGTTAAAGCCTGGGACTGCTAGTGCAGTCATCTTTAATGTTTCTGCCTGCATAATACGTTGTACGTCAGATACAATATATGGATCTGCGGCAGGTCTTAAATCTGTAGGATCAGGTCTATAATCAGTAGCTAATACTGAGTTACCCATAAACTTAACTTCGTTAGGTAAATAAAGTTGATTTAATCTATAGATCTTACGCACTTCCTCATTTAATGAACGATAGATACGTTTAAAAATACCAGCAAATACTTTCTGACCTTGTTCAGCCATTGTCTGTGCTGTCTGTGCAGGTGTATTTTGTCCTACGTTCTCTCCTACCATAATGTCTGTAGAACCTACAATACGCTCACCATAGTTAACTAAAGTTTGTAGTAATGTAAATAATACATTGCTTGGCTCTCTAACTGGTAAAGGATAAATACCTTTAGCTAGATCTTCTCCAGTAGAATCAACATGCTTCCACTCCATAGGAGCAAAGTTATAATTACCTCCACGGATCTTAATCCCACGTGAAAGGAATCCGCCAGCCGTATTAGCCATAGTACCAGCATCAACGAGCTGATTAATAATTGTATTGATTGATTCATTTAGAGGTCCTAAAAGAATACCAAAGCCAATGTCATAGAAACCACCATCTGGTGATGGAATAAATGAGTATTTAGTAAAATAAGATTCAGCCTTAATATTTACAATCTCACCCTTAGCATTACGTTTAATTGAGCTATCAAAATAGTTAGCTACAATACGAACTACTTTACGAGTCTCTCTATGTACTGTAATGATGTATGGCTCTTTAAAACCATCACCATCTAAATCTTCCCAACGATGTTGTTCAATAAACTCGTAAGGTGTTCCTGGATCTGATTGAGGTTGATGGTTACCTTGAGCTAAGTCTTGTGCTTCAGATAAGTTGTCACCAACAATAGTTTGTGGGGGTCTGATTTGGAAATCTGACCAGATGCCTCTACGTTGTCTTGAGAGCACATCATTTTGTGAAAGGTAAAGAATGTGTGATTGACGATTACAGTCTTTTAAATTCTTTGTCCAATAAGATACAACAAAGTCTTTAGCTAAAACATTCTCTGAAATAGGATGGTCCTCGTTGAAGTCCCAGTATGTTTTCTTAAATGCACAGCCTACGATAGGTACTGTGATAAGAACTTTATCCATTTCTGCTTCCCAGCACTCATCTTCTTTGAGCATTTGGTAAGACATGTGCTTCTCAACACGTTTGTTTCTAGTAACAATATCTGCTATTTGTTGTGGTTCTACATTGTTTGGTACATCAAAGTCTACTCTAACTACTTCGTTACTTGGTATTAAAGCAGGATAAGCACGACTATGGAACTGTAATGCGGCTATAGTAACTAATGGAAACTTAATGTTTGATGCATTAGTCCAAGGGAATGATTTAGCTTCTGCTACTTGAAGAGCTAACTTCATAGCAGTTTCTACACGTCTTTCCCACTGTGATCTAGAATCTTTATCTAGATTAAACTCTGTAATAACATTAAACCCAATAGTATTAAGAGCACGATCATCTAACATATCTACAATGTTAGGAGTGTTTATAAGTTTGTTAATATTTATGTTTACGTCTAAGTTCATTTAGTATCCTGTAATAGCAGAACGTCCATCGTTTTGTGAAGCTAAAGATTTTTGGTACTCATACTCATCTTCCTCTTCAGGAGTATCAGCATCTTGTACTTGGTCTACAATAAGACCTAACCAACTTAAAGCATCTACCTGGTCATCATGTCTAGCTTTAGGGAAGCGAACCATCTCTTCTTCTAGATCTGGATACCAAGGGGCACTCTTATCAAACCTTACACCACCTGCTCTAAACCTAGCTTGAAATGATCTGGCCCTAGTTTGTTTATCTTTTGTAGGAGTCATAGGAAACAGACTCATGTATTCTTGTCTAGCTAATTGCTCTCGTCTTAGAATAGGACCTAAAGCTTTTTCAATAGCTCCTCTTTCTGTTACAAAGTACTGCGGTTCAAACTTCTTCTGTACTGCAAACATCTCTTCAACAATCTCCAAGGAATCCCATCTTCCTCTTCGAATATCAACTATGTTCATTACGCCATCCGAATCAATTCCACCAATAGCAATGACAGTATAATCGCTACGTTCTCTAGTAGAAATGGCGAAATCAACTGCAGCGTAGTAAGTAAGTTTCTTTTCTTTATGTTTAATTGCATCTAGTGTAAACTTTGGTATCTCAATAAAATCAGGACGCTTAAAGTAAGCTGTCGATTCATCAATTGGATAGTTTAAAAACTCTTGTGCATATACTTCAGGGATACCTTGTTTAGTATAATCTTCTTTCTTAGTTTGAAAGAACTCTGCAGTGTATCTGTCAGCCCATAGTATGTGCTGGTAATCTTCTGAGTGAGCTCTGTATCTTACAGATCTCCAC